GGGAAAGCCTCTTTCATGAATCGCGCGGAGAAATCTACGCAGGATTCGACCAGCAGCGGGTGAACAACTTTGTTAGCGCCGGTGAACTGAGCGCCGCCCGGTGCGTCGTCGCCGAGCCCGGTGCGCCGCAGCCCTTCTTCGTAGAGCTTGTCGCGCTTTTCGCGAGCTTCTTTGTCTTTGCTGATTTTGTCCATCAGATCATCGACGATATCGGTCAGCAGAGCCTGATCAACTTCGTCAACGATATTGGCAAAATGCTCGAGATGCTTCTGCTCATCCTCTTCATTCTGAAGTCGGATCACAGCGCCACCGTCCTCGGTGTCTTCGACCTCGAGCATTTCTTCCTCAAGACGAACAACCTCGCCAGCGTCGTCTTCTTTTTCGAATTCGTCAGCCATGGTGTTTCCTTTTAGTCGCCTCGACGCTGTCCATTCCGGTGAACGAGCCCATCGGGTCGACAGAGGACATCACTGGTCCACCTTCGTCAAACCGGGCGAATTCGCTCTGACCTTTCAAGATCTGCGTCAGGCTATCCATCTCTCGGGCTGCGCGGACAGCGCCGCCTTCGGCGTAGGTCTGCTGGCGCTGCTTAGGCGAGACATTGCGCTGCCAGTTGCTGAGTGCGTCAGAGTATTGATCCTCGTAGTTGTCGTACGGGCCTACGGTGAGCGGGAGATTGTACTTCCGGGCCAGAGCCTCCCACTCCTGAGCCCGCTCCTTGCCCATCGATGCAGGACCACGGCTGTAGGCCTCGCGTGCGAGCTCGCGCGCTTTGTCCTGGAGCTCTTGGCTGTCGCCTTCGAACATGGGTTTGAAATTGACTTTGCCACCTTTGGAATACGAGTCCCAAGACATCGGGCTGTAGCCCATCGAGCTCCAGCTGCTCGAATAGTCCGAGAGGCTCGGGCTGAATGACGTCAGGCCACTGGCACCTTCGCCGAGCGAACCGGGCGACGAGAACATGCCATAGTCATTGTTCAGCCCGACATTGCTCACCGCCAGAGTCGGCAGCGAGGACTGCGAGCCGTAAAACTGGTTGGCGTCGGAGAACAGCGTGTAGTTGGGATTGTAGGTGTCGGGAACGGTCGTCGGCGTCTGCTGCATCAGAGAGTTGTTGAGAGCTTGCGCGCGCTCATCAGCTGCCTGCTGCTCGAAGGAGGTTGTCGCAGTCGGGCCAGAGAACCAGTTGGTGTCAAACGGATTGCCCGTCATCGGATCGCCGAGAGCGAATGTCTGATAAGCGGTCATCGGATCGACATCAGGCTGCTGAGACTTTGCATAGTCGGCGAACTCCTGCTCGGTCGGCCGAGAGGGCGGAACCGGCGGAGCCCAAAGAGCATTGCGTTGGCTCTGGAGCTGCGAGAGCTTCTGCGTCAGATCGGGGTTGTTGCGCGCATCGTAGAACCGATTGTAGATCGAAAGGTCTTCACCTCCCGGGACCAATGCATTGGTGAATCCTGTTCCGGGGGAGGGCTGGCCCTGCTGGAAGCCACGCCAGTCGGTCTGGGTGGTCAGCACTCGGTTCTTGCCCTCCATGAAATAATCTTCGAGGGCTTTCTGTGCGAGGTACAACGATTCAATCTTTTGCGGATCATCGCTGTTGATCAACGAGTTGATCCGGCTCGTCGCAAATGCGCCTTCGACCTGACTCGGGGTGATCTGCCCGGCGAGCGTCTGGCTGCCACGGACATAGTACGGAGCGATGGTGTTGGCGGCAGCGCGGTTGCCGATGGCTTCGTAGATGGCGCGATACTGATCGTAGCTCTGGGGTGTGCCGTACTCGCCCAAGCCTGCGCGCAGCATCATCGTGTAGTCTTGCTGGGTTGGCTTGTAGCCCCAATACGTCTGCCAGCGATCAGGAGCGTTGGTCTGCTCGACCACCGTCACATTCTGATCTTCAGGCTGCGCGCGGTTGCCCAGCAGCTTGTCGAGCATTGCATACTTCTGCTGGCCTTCTTCGCTCGTCGCGAACTGCTGGCCGATATCGCTCAAAGACAAGTTGTTCTGATTGGCTGTGTTGCGCCAATAGTCGACCGCTGCTTGGCTCTCTGGGGCGCGACCAAAGTAGGTCTCGTAAAGACCTTGGATGTCTTTGTCGGTCACGTCACCGCCGCGTGCGTATCCGTCGACGGCGCCGCCCTCTGCATATTTGCCGACGACTTCGAGCAGATCAGGATCGAAAATTACATAGTTTTCGTACGGAGTGCCTTTGAAAGAAGATCCGCCGCGATAAGTGATTCCGGGAATACCAGCTTCTTTCAGCACACGACTTGCAGCCTCTTGTCCCTCGCCTCCGGTAATCCGATCGGCCAAAGGACTCGAAAGACGACCATACAACTCTCCGCCAGTGCGCGGACGCTCGTTGTACATAAAGGTCAGGTTGCCTTCTTTGTCGATTGCTCCGAGCTGACGAAGTTTGTCGAAAATCTCAGGCTGACGATCAAGAGGATATTGCCAGTGCATTAGAGATTTTGGGTCAGCATGAATATCGACTTCGTAAAGTCGACCTTTGCCTTCACCCGAAAGTCTGTTTCTCCAATCAAGAGCTTCGTTCTTTGATGAAGAAAGATATGCACCTTCGCCGTATGCAGCGTTTCCCTCTCCCGTTCCGCGCCTCGAGAGATCGAATTTATCAAACTCGTGCGGGCTTCCGTGCCACGCTTTGATGGCTCGACCAAGGCGAACGAGCGGACTGGCTTCCGCCTCGCTCGGGTCCATGACCATCATCGCCGAGCCAGCGCCCAATGCAGCCTTGCCCGCCTTGGTGGCCGGACCCAACGGGCCAGCTGCCATCAACGCAACGTCTGCGGGTGATTGGGGTGTCATCAGATCGATCAGCCCGACCGTGCGACCAGCTTTGGCCGCCAAACGATCAGCAGCACGTTGTGCCTGATCCTCTGTTCCGCCTTGCGAGATCACGTAGTCGTAGGTCTGCTGGGCGATCTCCTCCGGCATCCCCATCGTCTTGTCCCAAGCCTGTGAAACTGACTTGGTCGCCTTGTCGGCGTAACGCATGAGTTTGTCGGTGAGAGATTCGTCCCGATCAGCCATGGCCTACCACTTCACTTTGTCAGCCCAATAGGCCGCAGACGACGGACCTTTTGCGATGTTCTTTGAATGGCGAGACTTGAACGAGGCTCGCTTGGCCTTCATCCGCTCAGACTCGCCTTCCTTGGGCTTGCCAGCGGTCTTGGCTCCCTGCTCGCCGAACCGGATGATCTTCTCGCTCCCGTTCGTGCAGGCTTTGACGATGTGCGACTTGGTCGGGTGGCTCGGGGTGCGCTTGGGCTTGTTGCAGGCCATTGCGCTTTTGTCGACTCGCTGAACCATCACTTGCTCCTAGCGGCGCGCATGTTGTCGACGAGATTCGGATACGGGCGGCCAGCAGCTTTGGCGGATGCTTTGGCACTGGCCTTCTTGGCCGGGGAAAGCTTGGTCGGTTTGCCGAGCGAAGATGGCCGAGACTTGTCCCAGATGGGCTTTGCTTTCTTAGGCATTGCGATGCTCCTTGATGAAAGCGTCTAGCTTGTTGTCCAGCCGGTCAAGTCGATCGAGCACTCGGTTTATGTCGTTATGAACGTCGACCTTGGTCACATACTCTTTGGCGATCTCTTCTCTGGTCCGATTGAGAAGTATGCCAAGACGGTGCAGTTCGTTAGTTTTCTCCCTCAAGAAGAACCCTAGCAACCCGATCACCAAGGAAAGAACAGTATTCCAAAGCATCAGCTCCATGATTGGTCTCACGCCGCATAGGGATTGATTCGCTCTCTCTTGGGCTGTCTGGGCTCATCAATGTCCCGAGCTCTTGGAAGTTCGAACCAACCGTCATTCTTCAGATAGATCACCGCCTGTGTGAATGTGTCGACATAGTCATCGTGATCCGCCACCGGAAATTTGGTCAGCTGCTTCAGAAAAGCATCCGCCCAACTCACCGGCATTCCTCTATTCTTGCCTGACTCTGGGATCCAAAGCAACCCCAATTCGAGAGTCGGAGCAGCTTGATGTGCACGACTGACCTTGTCTGCTGCTCCGGGGTTGTAGGAGACAACTGGCACTTTGGCCAGACGCAGATCTTGAATGAGCGATTGACCAGAGGCTTTGGCTTCAACCAGCACCCTGTCCGGACGTCTCGCCCGGTGGTGGGGAGATTCCTTGGTCATTCCGCCATACTCAGTCTGCCAGTCCTTGATGGCCTTGGTGCGCAGATCAGGGTAGGACAGATGCTCGTCCCAAGCGTCAATGAGCATGGCATTGCGTTCACCGTTGTAGGTGAAGATTGCCCAGACAGTGCAGGCAGTCGGGTCGCCTGACGTCTTCTCAGTGAATGCGCAGTCGTAGGACTGTAGGATGTATTCAAATGTCGGCAGACCTTTCTCAGAAGGCCAAAGGTTGAAGAACTTAGTCTTGAGGATGCCGCCCTCAGACGGCGTCGGATCTTGCTGGAGCTGTCCGGCAGTTCCATAGGCACCCAGCGATTGCTTCAGCGAAGCGATTTCTTTCTCGCCGAATCGGTCAGGGCAGATCAGCTCGCCGACCTTGGTGCGGGGATCGTATGGTCCTAGGACAGTCTTGCGCTTTTTGCCATCCCACTCTGCCGGAATGCAGATATGCTCCCAGCCACCGATCTCGTTGAGCACCAAGCCGCTGACATCTCGCTCATGGAGACGCTGCATGACGGTGACCATCGCATCGCGCTTAGGGTCGTTGAGTCGGGTCGACCAGACCATGTTGAACCATTCAATGGCCGACTCACGCATGACGTCAGACTGTGCCTCTTGCGCCGAGTGCGGGTCGTCCAGGATCAGGCGCGATCCGCCTTCACCAGTCGCCGTTCCGCCAACGGACGTTGCGATGCGGTAGCCCGTTTTGTCGTTCTCGAATCGCTGCTTGGCGTTCTGGTCGCCCGCAAGATTGAACAGATGGCCCCAACGCTCCTGATACCAAGGCGACTGGACCAACCGGCGCGCTTTGAGGTTGTCTCGTATCGACAGCGTCGACGAGTAGGATGCGCAAAGGTATTTGTGCTGTGGGGTCGTCAGCCACTCCCACATCGGCCACATGACGCTGACGATGGTTGACTTTGAATGGCGCGGCGGAATGTTGATCAGCAGCCTTCTGATCTCGCCTGCAGTCACTGCCTCGAGATGCTCGCAGATCTCTTCAATGTGCCAAGACGGGATGAATTCAATGCCCGGTTCGACCACATGCCAAGATTGTTTGACGAATTCGTACAGCGATGCTGATGCAGCCCTGCGGTCTCGCTCGCGCTTGATCATGTCGAGCATGACTGCTGGGCTGAGAGGAGCGTTCATTCGGTGCCCACAGCTTTCGTCAGCATCTTCTGCATGGCCAATAGCTCATCGTCGTTCAACCCTTTGAGATTGAGCGAGGCGATTGCGATCGGTCCGCCGCCTTCGCCGGTGTGCTCCTGAACGACCTTGTCGCCGTACTTGCGCGGTGCGATCTTGGCTGCGTGCCATCGCCGAGCGTCCATGCGGTTGCGTGCCCGGTTGTTGTCGGTCTCTGTGTCAGAGATCTCAACAGTCTGGTCCGCGAAATAATCGGCCTGAATTTGACGAGCTCGCGCGTACTTTTTGTAAAGCTCTTCCGAGCTTTGCGCCCAATTCATGAACACACAATAGTCAGGCTGATTCTCTTCTTTCAGGATTCGAGTAAGAGTTTCACCATTGGCCATTCTGACCAAAATGCCATCAAAGACTTCGAGATCTATCTCTTTGCTGACGTACCCACTCGATTGCGCTTTGGGAAGGCGACCCACTGCCAACTCCTATTGCCACGATGTGATGAAGAGATTATCTCCTCACCATGAGGCAAAAGAAAGCTCTTATTTGGATTTGGCCTCCATTGTGCTCAGCATATATCTGATCAATTCTCGCAAACTGCCAGAAAAGTTCCTCTTGTTAGGAGAAACCTCTTCCAAATTCCGAATGTCAAATCCAGCTGACCAATTGGCAATTTTGTCACCTCGGGCAGCAAACAACCTTTCTGGCACATTGCCTTTTCCGACACCAAACAAGAACAGTGACAGAACATCATGCGCAGCAAGATTGCGATGCCAGTTTATCTGAGGCGGTCTGATCTCAGACGAGCAAAGAATTCCATCGCTCAGGTCTGCAACCTTCAGCTCAATCGGCACCAGCTTTCCATCAACAACGATTTGGATGTCAGGTATTCCGACACTCGACCCAAGCCTCGGCTCATACGACTCGATCCAACCATCCCAGTTGTCACGAATCCATTTCTTCATATGGGTTGTTTCGCGCATTTTCCATTTCCATTCGTTACACCGATTTCCCTAACTCCCCTTCTATTTACTCTCTCTCTCTCTTTCTATAGAAAGTACCCTAGATTCAGGAGAGGAATGGAAATGGAAAATGTGGAAGGAAACTATTTTATATTTGTTTTCCTTCGTGTTTTCGTTTCGCATTCCACCAGTGAGCAAATAGAAAAGAAAACAGAACTCCCTGTAAAAGAAAACAAGAAGCCCATTTTCACCGTCTCTAGCCGATTGTAATACGCGCCGCCAAACCTAAAGCTAGAGCGATCGAGAACATGACCATGAACGCTGCAAAACTGACCGCAACGACCATCGTCACCCACTCCGCCCACCAAGCAGCCAGCGCCTTACCGCGCACCGACGCGAGATAATCTTTCATTTTCTCGATCATCCTTCGACCCTCTTCCATCAACCAAGTTTCTTGGAGCATCCGAACAGTGCACCGATTATCCCGACGACGACTATCGCAATCCTTAATCTGACTAACACCAAGTATATCAGCCGGATGTGCATCAAAACTCCATTTCCGATTTGCCTTTAGCCAATTCAAAACAACCAGCACACATCGTCTTTTGCCCATTGCGCAGGTGCTGCCCTTTTATGACAACAATCTCCCCGCACATACAGGCGCATTCAAACATCGCGCTTTTGCGCCGCCCCACACCATCACTTTTCACATAGCGGATGACGTGCAGCTGACCATAAATTTTGCCTGTTTCATCAATGAACTCAGGCTTTTGTTTGAGATAAGACGGGAGCCAGTTGCGGTCACTCACCTCTTTTTCTCCAACTCATGCCGCAGCCAAACCAGCAAACTCATCGCCTTGTTCGGATGCGGGATGCCGTTGTCGCCGTCCACGACGTCCGCCTGCTCCTCAAGATATTCGAGGATCGCCGGCATCTGTTTTTCCAGACGCTCCAGCGCCTCTATGCGGTCGGCTGCCTCATCGCACCGATAGTTGTTGTGCCTGCTTGAGGCTTCTCTCAACCATTTCACAAGATCATTGCTCATCTTTCCCCTCCAGCGCAGCGCGGGCGATGCAATTATTAAAATAATTGCCACACCACTTTTCGCATTTGCAGTCAGCAATCTCACATAGCGCCTTCTCCAGCGCCTCTATGCGGTCTGCCGCCTCAGAGGCGATGCTATGGCGTAAACCTGTTTCAGGGTCTTCAGCGCGAAGGCGCTGCACAAGATCATCGCTCATCTTTATTTTTCCTTTTCTGCTCAAGATGTCCAACCACAACAAAGACCAGCATCAGCACAGCAGGCAAAAACAAAAAGAGTGTCACAGCGACAACGAACGGATCGATCATATCAATCCCTCCAATGCCAACTGTTTTACTTTCATGCAAACTGCCGAATTGTTGCGGTCTTTGACTTCTTCATAGATCTTTTGCAGCGCGACGATTGCATCGCTGGGTGGCGGAGCATTGCTCGCTCGGCCAAAGGTGAAATTGCTGTCAGCCCGCACATCCTGATTGCGATAGGCCCAGCACTCCCCATTTTCTCCAAAACAAACCCAGACCAAGTCATACTCTGGCCCATAGTCGATCAATATTTGAGCCATCGCCTTGCCTTTGGGCGTTTGCATAGGGATTGGCGGATTGAGTTGGAGCAGCATCACATCCTCGTTTCGAAAATGTCGTTGGGTTGTTTCATCATCGTCCGCAGATCATCAAACAGTGCACTCTTGCGCTCTTTCAGCTCCTCGCCTGAGATTTCTGCCGGACGTATCAAGCTCGCAGCATTCTTGATCACCTTCATTGAGTGATTGTTCTTCAATTGCTCATAGGCTGACTTGTTCATGGCCGCCAGCTGCAACCGGCCACCGATCAAGAACCTCTCATCATACCATATTGCGCCAGACTCTTTCATCGCCTTACGCAGCTCGAGGTCGGAATCGTAAACCTTGCCCTGCACAGCCTGCCGAACCCACCCGACGATGTCTTTCATCGTGAGTACCACCGGCTCCTCCCGGCGATTGAGTGCCTCAGCGAGCTCCGCTGCCTCCTGCTGGCCTTCTGTGCGGGAGGCGACGATCAGCTCTTTCTTGCGCTCGGTCATTGGCGCGGGCTGACCTTTCTGGACATATTCCCTGAAGTTCTCGGCCCAATAGCGGATGATGTTCACTTCAGCCAGTTGTGGAAATCTTCAAACTTCTCACGCGGCCATTTGTCCTCAGTCACCTCGGGATAGAACCAGCGACGATCGTCCTCTTCAATACGGAGCGCGCGCATAGAGTTAGAGCATGCAAAAACATGGCACCAATTCTCGATGGTGTAGGACCGCTGATATTTCTCGTTCACCTCAATCTCACGATCGGTGATGGCAGACTTCAACTTGTTGTAGGCTTTCCAGCTGTGGCCGGAGTAGATCTCGTTCACCACACACAGCCGTTTGTTGGCGAGCCAGCCGTTGAATTCAGACTGCACGATTTGGCTCTCCGTCGGGTAGCCCACGTTCTGAGTGCCGACCAGCGGAGCAAGTATTGAGCTGCCGAGGGTCGTCTTGCCGACACCTTGACGCTCGCTGACGAGCAAAAGCCCATACTCCATGCGGATCTCCGGGCGAGCGATCAGCGTCGCTGTCCAACGCAGCACCTCGCCACGCTCCTCCGGGTTAGGGAACATGTATTCCATAAACTTCAAGAAAGGCTCGGGGTTGCCTGCTATTGGTTTGATGTGCGATGGAGTGTGGAGGTTGATTGCAGAGGTCGTTGTGTCGGTCACGACCTTGCCTTTGATGTCGGGGCGGTAGCACAGCTTTGTTGAACGTCCTGTGTAGGCTTTCACAATCAGCTGCGATGTTTGATTGGTGTGGCTGAACGCGGCCAGCATCTTGTTCATGATCTGCTCGGAGCGAATTATCTCCGGCATCTCAATGCAAACGAACAGATCGGCCTCCTCAACATACGACCACATGTCTTTGAAGTTCTTGCGGAGGACAGTGGTCGGTTTGCCTTTGGGGTTGGGGATTTGGTCGGTGGCCCATGTGGCGGGGTGCAAGCATGAACGGAAGCTGGGACCGACGTAGTATTTGTGGCCTTCGACTTTCTTGAACATGCCTTTGGGGAATGGGTCGGCGAGGTCAAAGCTCGTCGGCCACTCGCTGGTGAACTGGACATGGAATGTCGGGATGCGCAAGTGGAACGATATCGCCGGAACAGCCGACACCCCCGGTGCGTCATTGTCTGAGACTATGTAGGCGCGCTTGACACCCGCCTTCTGCAGAATGGACCAGTCCGTGCGGTAGGGTGACAACGCACCGCCAATCCACCCCAGATGTGCCGCGTGCGAAAGCTCATCGCCCCAAGGATGATCCGCAAGCATCGCCTTCATTTCAGGCGTTGCGGCCTCGACCATCTCGCGCATGGCACGTGCAGCCTTCGCTCCTTCGTGGATGAAGACTGTTGCATTGTTCTTCAATTGCTCCATGCCCCATAGGGGCAATGGTCCTTCAGGCTCCATCTTGCGCCAAAGACCGTCGTCCCAGTAGGTATAGGGGATGTAACTCTTTTCCCCTTTGCGTTCCATCCGGAGTTGGAGCATGATGATCTCGTCATTCATGTTCCTGAAAATGAAGACATCTTTTTCCTTGGCCTTCTCGACTTCTTCAGGCAAGTCGCGTAAGCGGTCAAGCGTCCGCATCTGCGGCCATACAGCACTCTGACAATCGAGCTCGATGGCGAGCTTTTCCTTTTCTGTCGGTGCGTATAGGTCGGGTGCCTTCACAGTGCCATCGGTGTTGAGGGTGATGATGGCGATGTCTTCCCAATACTGGCCGCGACTTTCTTTCACGACAGCTGTGCGCAGGGATCTTGGCTCTGCGCCGATGCGCTTCAGATATGCCGCAACTGCAGGGATTTCTGCGAGTGACTTGACTTTCATCTTACCACTTTCCCTTCTGTGCCTTTTCAGCGATCAGCTGCATGCGGTCTATCTTTTCTTTGAGGGTGTAGTGCTTGTGGAAAGGCGAGTTGGGAAGTGTAGCAATCTCTGAGAGAATGCTTATGTAATACTCGATAAGTTCTTCTTTCTTTTCGATCTCTTGCTCGAGACGGCCAATGTCTTCGATCAAAAAGCACTCAGCGCATTCCTCTTTCATCTTCGTCCCCGTAGGTTGTTATTCGTCCATGAAACCAATGAAGCGGACCGCTTCTACGCGTAACATTCGGAACCCTCTTGGCACAGTGCCTTTCATCGCATAAAGAGCTTTGCCCGGTCGCCCGCGCTCAACGATGTCGCGACCGATGCGTTCAAACGCAAAGCGATCGACCTTGGCGAATATGCGGTCTGTGTCATCTGCGATTGTCAGGTTCAAACTTTGCGTCGGGCCAGTCAGCACCTTGCCACCGCGCTTGGCGACGTTCACTGCTTCATTCTCGTCACGAGGCTTGATCTGCTGAACAACGACGAACGCAAGAGCTTTGTAGTCTTCGCCGTTGGGCTGAAGATTAGAGACAGGCGTCGGCGGAGTGTGAATGTTCCGCTCGCTCGGATCAGGCAGCAGCCTGTGGAATGCATTTTTGACCGGCCAAAGGCTGTCAATGTCTGTCGTTGCGTTGGTGAGCAGCTTCTCCGCACGTGAAGGCAAAGGTTCGCCGCGCACTCGTGCGGACATGATCTGCTGAACGAGCTTTGGGCCAATGCCCTTCACATTCTGAATCGGACCGACAAGAACCTTCTTGCCATCTTTGTAACCAGCAGACCATTTGTCGGTGGAAAGCTCGGCGTCGACCGGGATGTACTCAATGCCTTCCGCCGCCATCTCTCGCAGGATCATGATCTGCTTGGCCGGGTCAGGCTCGTGGCTGAGGGTCGCTGCCGCGAACTCGAACGGGAAATGCGCTTTCATATAGCAGCACCAATAGCTCACGATACCGTATGCCACCGAGTGCGACTTATTGAACGCCCACGCACCATAGGCGCACAGATCGTCCCAGACCTTTTCAAGCACCGCCGAAGGAATGCCCTTCTGCATGGCGCCAGCTTTGAACCGATCACCGAACTGGTCGAAGTATTCTTTGCCAAGGCTCTTGGACATTGCCTTGCGGAGTGCGGTCACATCTTCCCAAGACAAGTCGCCGATCTCGCGACCAATCTGCATGACCTGCTCTTGATAGGCGACGATGCCGAGTGTTTCCTTCAAGTATGGCTCAAAGGTGGGATGCGGATAAGTCACCGGCGAAAGAGCATTCTTGCGCTTGGTCCATTCATTGGTGCCGCCAGAAGCCATCGGCCCCGGACGCGCCAACGCAGTCACAGAGACTATGTCATCAAGACTTTCAATCTTGATCTGATTGCAGATGGACTGAAGCGCAGGCCCATTGAACTGGAATATGCCCGAGAACATGCCCTTGTTCAGCACGTCGAACGACACCTGATCATTCAGCGGAACCCGCTCAAGGAAATGAATGTCCTTGCCCGCCATCGTCAACGCATCCTCAAACACAGACAGCTGTGTAAGGCCCAGTGCGTCGATCTTCAGGAGGTTCAGGTCTTCGGCGTCCTTTTTGTCACAATGCGTCGCACCCGTACGCGCATCAACAGCAACATAGTCTGTGACCGGAGTTTCAGTGACCACAATGCCTGCCGCATGTTGGGAATAGTGACGTGGGTGACCCTCCATGCGCGCTGCGATAAGTATCTCAGGATTCTTTTCAAGCAACTCTCTCCCGGCTGGGGTTGTGTTGAATGTATCCTCAAGCGTCTGCAATGCGCGGGAATCGCCGCCCGAACGCACGATCAGAGAGTCGAGAACTTTATCGCATAGCCACTTGGGCACGCCCAGTGCTGTTCCTGCCTCATCAATCGCCGAACGCGGGCGGAACAAAGCGACTGTCCCGAGACGCGCAATGTGATCGCGACCGTACTTCTTCTCCATATATTCAAACACCATATGGCGCTTTTGATCGGAGAAGTCGATGTCGATGTCGGGCAGGTCGTTGCGGGTGATGTCGATGAACCGCTCGAACAGCAAGTCAAACGGTATCGGATCAATGGTCGTGATCTCTAGCAAATAACACACCAAACTCCCGCAAGAGCTGCCGCGCGCTGGTCCGCAGATCATCTTTTGACGGGCGAACTGCATCACGTCGGCGATGATGTAGAAATAATCCTCGAATTGCTTTTCTTTGATCAGTGCGAGCTCGCGTTGCAGTCGCGCTTCATACACCGGATCGTCCAGCGATATGTTGAGCTTCTTGGCTCCTGCCCGGCACATTTCCTCCAAGGTCTGGGGCTTGGCAGGGCTGAGCAAAGTTGCGGTCTTGAGAGCCGCTTTGCATTCGTCCGCTATGTGGGCTGCCGTGGTCCAGGAAAGATCTATCAACTCTGGGGAGGCAACCCTAGCCACCGCCTTGCGCCATTCCGCCTCGGACAAAATATGCTGGGCGTAGGTCTGTGTGCTGGCACCCCGCCCGCAAAGCACCTCGTAGAACCCTTCATCGTCTTTGTTGACATACTTATTGTCAGAGCTGGCGACGAACTTATGGCCCATCTTGAGAGCTTCAGTCACATAGCCCTTGGCAGCCGAAGGCGAAAGTGCGACGTAAAGATCGTCCTGCGGCGGGATTTGATCGAGCAGCGAGCGTGAACCAACGATCTTGATCAACCCATCCGCACGCAAAGCCTGCTCATAGCTCAGCAACGGCTCGTAGCGGAACTGCGATGTAGCGAGATACATCAGCTCATTGATGTCACGCAGGTCGTCCTTGGCAAAGAAGGTCCAATAGTCGACTGCTGGCTTTTTAGCGTTCAAAGAGCCGGTGACAGCAAGCTCGACGCCGAACACGGGCTTCAGGCCAGCCTTCTTTGCGAGCTTGTTCCATCGCACCCAGCCGAAAGTTGAGGCGCGGTCAGAGATCGGCGCATAGGCTGCACCGACTTCCTGCAGACGCGCCATGACACTGTCAAGCATGCCCGCAGCAGTGCGGAAACTGTATCCAGTGCGAACCCGAAGCATCTCAATGCGCCTTCTTCTTCATTTTCTCGAAGTGCTGAATTGCGTTTGCCATCTGTTCTGTGATCCGCCGCGTTTCCTGACAGAACATTTTCAATATGAGCTTGCGTTCATCGGCGTCTTTGAAGTCTGCGCACATCCTCTCAGAAGCGACAACCGCACAAACCATCAAAAAGTCCTCGGCAGAGATCTCTTTGCTGTTGTCGTAAATGAGCTGATGGAGCTTCATTGACTTGTCAGGATCATCTAGGCTCATCACACGTTCCCTGTCGTCCGGAGCTCACGGAAGCAGTTGGCCAGCGCCCGAACGTCATTCTCAGCTCGGTGCGCACCCGTGAACCCCTCGCCGAACAGGAGCTCGTGCAGTGCATTCAGATTCAGCCGGAACCCTTTGATGTGTTCAGTAGCTTCGACCGTGCAAACAAGATCGGGCCACTCGACCTCAACCCCAGCTCGCTTCATCTCAAAGTCCACCACCGAGCGGTCATAGCTCAGATTGTGCGCGACAACCTCGTCGTGAAACTCGATGATGCGCTTAATCTCTTCAGCGTGCTGTTTGAACTTGGGCTTGCCAGCCAGCATTGCGGGGGTGATGTTGGTTATGCGCGTCACCTCTTCCGAGATGGCGAACCCCGGATCGAACATGAAATGGTAGTGATCAAGCTCGTTGCCTTCGAGGTCTAGGCTCACACCAAAGAACTCGATTATGTGAGGCTGCTTGTCCAGCGGCTGGAGTTTGTTCTTGATCAGATCTGTCGTTTCTGTGTCAAAAACTAGCGTCTTCATTTCCCCCGCTCCGCATTTATCTGGCGATGCAGATATTCATAATCGAGCTCCTGAAGCATCATCGAATACACAGCATTGTCGTCAAGGCTGTCCGGATGCCCGCCGCGCGTAAAGTTCTCGGCATAGCGTGTAATTTTGCTCACAATTTGAACAAACACGCCGAACCTATTAAAATCGTCGACATTGTGCAGAGTCAAACCATTCGGAAATAATGAATGCATTATTTCGCCGAACCGTTTGTAATTGTCACCGTAGAGCTTGTTCCGCTCTTCATATATCTTTGCTGCATTGCGCAGCATTTCCGGCACATTCATCAGTAGCCTCCGATTGCTGGCTGAAGAACGGTCAATCCGTAATTGCGCAGTCCTTCGACCACCGACTCACGGTCATCAACAACGAACCAAACATTCTTCAGAACATTTTCCTTGCTCCCGAACTTTCGCTCAAGAGCGTTGATCTTCATCTGGTGGTCAGGTGCCCAATCGTCATCTGGCCGCATGATCAGCTCTTCATAAAACAATTCGAGCTTTGTCGTTGAGAGCCATTCTTTGGTCAGGTGACGATATTTCTCTGGGCGTCCTGTCAGCAGTATAACACGGCTGTAGAAGTTGCAAGAGCACATGAGGTCTGCAACATTGACTATCACCGGATCCTCCAGACAACGCTTGTGAAACTCCTCCCACTGCTTTGTCTGGGCGAATTGGATCCGATGCGAGCAATCAGCGATTGTCCCATCAATGTCAAAGATCACGTAGCGCATTTCACTTCTTCAGCAGGTCTGCTGCCTTTGCGAGTTGCATCTTCAGCTCTTTGCTGCCGAGGTGCTGGGCGACCTCTTCAATCAGGTCAATGGCCTTTTTGTCCTTTGGCTCAAAAAACGGTCTTACCCAAGGCCAAACCTCAAACACCGACTCGCGCATCTGACGAGCAATGGTTTGATACTCGCCTTGGACGCGCATCGAGTCACGCGCACGCAGCAAATCAACCAGAGAGCGGAGATTGTACTTTGCGATGATGTTGCAGTGAACATTCATCGGCAGAAGCCCGCGCGCGTCTTCGAGCTCCTCACCGTCCTTCACCATCAAACGGTAGCTCTCAAGAGCCATGCGCATGCGCAAACTATAGTCATCCTTGTCGTGAACCGATTCAGGGATGTGATAGCTGACTTGCGACATGTCAGTGACACGCTGGCTCTGCATCGCAAAGCTCGCTGTGCGGGTGCGCGTGATCTGCTGGGCGCAAGCGCGCGTCACATTGTTGATAGAGAAGATGACATCGACGAACTCCCAAGAGCTGGGAATGGTGTTGCTCATGTAGAGCAATTCTTTGTCGAGTTCTTCCACGGGCATGTTCATAAACTTTTCGAACCCGTCAGGCGTCATCTGCAGACGTGTGTTCTTTGTGTATGCCAAGAGGCGCGCAGCGTAGCGTTGCTCGTCCTGAGTGCCCTTGCCAGTGAACCAGAGGAGGGAAACTTTGGGATCGTTCATCTTCATTTCTTTCTGTGGTCATAAGATCCGTTATTGATAATGCGACGGATCACTCGCACGTCATTCACCACATCATCCATCAGCAGGCCAGGTCGCCATGTGGCAAACCTGCCGAGCGAGTACAAATTGAATTTGTCTGTCGCCCAATAGATGAACTGCTTGCGTTCGTTCTCAGGGATAGGCAAGATCTTGGCATAACGCTGCACTGACCAACGCTCATCACTGATGACCGCCTTGTCTATGCCAAGAACATACAAAGCATTCCTTATCAGCTCGCGCCGTTCACGCTCGCTGTCTTGAATACTTTTCATGTAAGTCATGACGTCTTGTGGGGTGCCAATGTGGGGCAGCGACACTTCCACCGTCATGACATTGCCAGTCAGACTCACACGGTTGAAAAGCTCCAATGGGTCAGGAACATACACAGAAACGTACGCATCTACATTTTCGACTGTGCAGTTTACATTGAAGCCGTTGACAAACCGGAAAGCTGGCTTTTCCTGCCATCCTAAGATGTCCATCATCAGCGGCATCGGTACCGTCGATATGATCGGCTCGTCCGCTGCTTTGATGTCATCCAAGTTGATCGCTCGACCGAACTCAATTGTGCATCCTGCACGTGAGTGCATCTGCTGAATAAGGTCATTCGGCGCTATGTAGCGTTTGTGAACCTCAGTGCCAGCGGACATGATCGAACGCAGCGTTGCTGTGCCATTGCACTTCATCGAGTAGGCAAGGCTGTCTGCCACAGGGTTCCGCCACTCGTGGACCGCCTTCATCATTTGGACTTGCTTGAACTGGATGTCCAGTGCATCTCCAACGATCGAAGAACGGAACCGCAGAACGGCTGAATGATTGTTTGGCAACTTTGGTGCTGCCTCAATGATCCGGACATCTCTGTCACGGATCATCCCTGCGGCGAGAAGTCCCGCCATACCTGCCCCGATGATGTGCATTGACTGCCTACTTCTTTGCTGGTTTGATCTTAGCAATTCGCCCGGCATAAAGCCCAAGCAATTCGAGAGGAACCTCGTCGCCACTCTTCAAACGCTCCTTGATGTGAGCGATCAAAGTCTGGGGATGAATGCCCATCTTCGAACCAACATTGTAGCCTTTGTCGGCCAGATCAGCAACCAGCGCCAAAGCCTGATTGTGTTCCGATTTGCCAAACTGCAAATTTACTTCGGTCTTGATGAGAGATTCCGCACCATTTGATTCGAGCCAGCGGATGGCCTGATCACGACGCTGCTCGTCCTTAGGCAATGAGCCAGAGACGAAGTCGTCAACAGTGATGCGGAACCCGGTATCGGTCTTGAACTCTGACAAGCCGCACTCTGCCATCATGTCAGGCAGGTCGACTGTCTTCATTTTGTTCAGACGCTTCTTGAGGTCAGCGAGGTTGTCCTCCAGATCCTCGACGAGACGCTCGGTCTCGATGACTTCCTTTGCCATCGAGACCAAACGCTCCATAGAGGGTTCATCGGAGGCAGTTTCACCGAGGTCGAAATCGATGTCTGCCATGACCCACCTCACATAGCTGCTTCGGAAGAGCTTTCTTCTTCAGCGCCGATGTCGCCACGGACTTCGCCACGCTTCAGCGAGTCGCGGAACGCAATCGCCTCATTGTAATGATCGCGCCAGTTATCGCCCATGTCCTGAAGGCGATCACCACGCTCGACCTTCCAGCCCGACCAATCGCCCTCGGCGTTGCTCTCGTCGACAACCGAAAGGTTGTAGACCCGATAGAACAACGGAGGAGTGAACGTAGAGCCATCAGCGCGCTGCACCTTTTCAGATGTAGCGAGCGTCAGCCAGCGCCGAGCCTTCTTGAGCTGCGTGGAAGCCATCGGAAGGAAACATTTCCGCCCGCCAGCCGACATATTGAGTCCGAAGAACTGAGCGGTCTCGGCAATATAATTACCGTCCGGTGTGGTGGGTCGGTTCTTTTCGTCAGGTTTGCACAAGTCCAAGATCGACGCGTCGTCGTGAATCTTGACAAGACCCTTGCCAGAGCTGCGCGGAGCCCACTCCAGGTACTGCTTGATGTAGTGAACCGGGAGGAACAGTAGCGGAGCCTCGAAGATCTCCTGCGTGCCAACATCGCAGATGTCCCCAACTTTAGCACCGTTGATGTATTCAGGCTTCTTCGGCTGGACCTGCGGGCTGAGTGCCTGAAGGATGGTCAGGCGAGGTATGATGAGGTCACGACTCGTGACGTTCTCAAGACCCTCCCCCGCGAAAGCCTCAAAAGCCTGATCCGCCACGACGACGGCATTGCTCTTTTCAGCGACGGCTACTTCTTGCTTCTTTGCCATATCTATGCTCCTTGTCTGCTTAGGTCCGGTCGATTCCGAAACCGTTTTTGAGACATTTTCGATTATGCCCCAGCTTTTGGAAAAAAGCACGGACTTTTTGGGATTTTCCGCGTAATTGTCGTAACTGTTTGTTTTTTCAGCAGAAATTTTTATTCAATTTGAGCAATTTTCTTGTTTTCTTTTCTGATGGAATCAGGCATAATGCCTTTACTGACCGATTCGGCAGGTAGATGGAGAACGAAGATGATGACCAACCTGAACAACTGGCTCGACAATGTCCCCGGCCTCAAGACCGAGAAGGGTGCCATGGCGCGCTTGAACAAGGTTATGGATTTGGTCGAGCAGAACGGTTCAAAGTGGATGATCTACCGCAAGCCCGACAACACCTACGTTCCGCTCATCATAGCCTCCAGCAACGATTGGGCGGTCGGCACCTACGCTCACTCCGGCCTCTACGTCACTAACTAAAAGGGAGCTTCGGCTCCCTCCCCTCTCTCAGATGGAGATTAAAATGTTCAACCCCGACAAACCAGAAACGAAACTCTATCCGACCTGCTATGTCGTAGAAGAATTAGAACTCTACGATTTCCCAACCGTTATTGTTATGCAGGCTGTGCTCTATATAGAAATCGACCAAATCAACGATTGGTATGTCGATTGCATTAAAATCGACACGAACGACAGACCGATGGTGCTGCCGGAGGGCCACTGGCTCGATGCTGCCATCCGCCGCACGATCACTAAGAACCATAAACTCCAACAGTCGATCTACGACGCTTGCGTGGAGGAAGGACAATGAGCAAGAACCCAATCGCCATGGAGCAAATCGAACCCAACTTCTATCGTGTCACTTACTTCAGCAGCGAGGCAGGTTGGATCAACAAGACCAAACTGCACAAAGACAAACGCATCGCATATCGCGCCATGACCGTGCACGGGAAGATCCAGTATTTTCCCTCGCTCGATTCCGCCCGTCTCTTCATCATCGAGAACTATCACTGATGACCCGGATCAACTGTGTCCCGCCGCAGGAGCTGCACGACAAGCACCTCGCTGCTGAATACTACGAGCTGCCGCGTGTCTTCGGGCTCGTGCGCAAGGCTCTCGAGAAAGGTGTCGATCCGAGAGAGGTCGAAGCTCCCCAGCAATACACGCTCGGCACCGGGCATGTCAAATTCTTCTACACTCGGCTGGGCTACTGCCTGAAGAGACAGGCCCAGATTGTCGCAGAGTTGAAGAAGCGCAAGCGCAACCCCAACCTGACAGAAATCGAAGGATTGGCAATAGGAATCCCCAAGCACCTGTTCAATGACTGGGATCCAGACGAAGCAGCCATGGCGATCAATCGCCAGCGGCTGGAAGAAAGACTGACGGAAATGTCCAAAAAACAAAAAAGACCTGTCCCAAGCATCAACGACTGAACAAATTCTGTTTCCTTTTCTTTAGGAGCAGAGTTAAATAACTAGTGTTAGATAGGAGATGAAGATGAGAACTTTCGCTTTCGACTTCCAAGCAACAAAAGAGATTTTCGTCTGTGCGACAAAGCGCGCGGCGATCAATCTCGGCAATGGGTTGGTGCTTGTGCAAGATTCGTCAGACCTTGTTGACGCGCGCATCTCAATTGACCAAATGGTCAACTTCTACAACCAACACAACGTTGCCAACCAGATAAAAGGTTTCCGCGACCGTAAGACGGCTGCGGAGAGGCTTTTGGCTCTTGCTGAGGCCAAAGCCAAGATGATTAAATCAGCAGATCAACAGGAGAATGAAATGCAGAACGCAGCTGTCAAAAAAGAAGAAGCGAATGAAAAGCGCAAAGGCCGAACCTCGTCTTTCAATGGCAAAGTGATCCGTGCGGCTCCTGGAATCAACGCCAACCCTCGCAGAGAAGGCACCCATGGCTACAAGTCCATGGAAATAATTATCAATGCCAAGAATGGCGTCACCTACGAGGAATTCATCCGTCAGGGCGGGCGTCGGCAGGATCTGGCTTGGGATCTGGCCCACAGCAATATTGTGATCGGCTAAAACTGAACCATAGATGGGGTCGAAATTATTTTGGCCCCATCTCAATTTTCTTGTTTTCTTTTTTCTAGAAATGGCGTTAACTAACTTTACCAGCGATTCGCTGGGTAGATAGGAGAACGAAGATGACCAACTTAGATCGACCTGCTCGCAAGGTTTCAGACGTCAACAACATCCTCGCCAAAACAGGACACTCTGAGCGACTAGTGAAAGGCGAAGGGTACGTTTACTGGTGCGAAGGTGAGGCTTCTGAATGGCTTAACGGAACTTCGATTTATGTTCCGCGTCTTTCAGATTTGACGATCCGCCAATATCTCGAAGATCACGCCAACCGCAAATCCGAGTAAAATTGGGGCACCAGCCCCAACCCACCAAAATTGTTTAGATGGAGATCTGAAATGAAAGCTCGCCGCCCGACCCTCCTCGCCGTCTCGCGCTCCGCCTTCCCGGCCGAGATCGTCAATGACCCTTCCAAGCGCGGTCAGCTCGCTGCGCCCAAGGTTCTTTTCGGTGAGGTGTCGCGCTATGCCATCGCCCCGATCCATACGCGATTCGGTGATGTGGTTTGGTTCGTCTGGGACGCCGAGAGCAACATCGAAGAAACCCATATGGCTGACGTCATCCGTCAGGAAGCTACCTTCGAGCGTGCGGTCGAAGGCCTCTGGTAAACCTCAAATCCAAATCTAGCAGGAGAAGCAAAATGGCACACGAAGTTGAAACGATGGCTTTCGCGAATGCGGTTCCGTGGCACGGTCTCGGCAACCGTGTTGATCCTTCCGTCAGCGTTGACGAGATGCTGGTGGCTGCAGGTCTTGATTGGCAGGTCGAGCTCCGCCCGATCTACGCCGAGTCTCCCAACGGCGAGATGATCCGGCTGCCGGTGCGTCGCGCTCTTATGCGCACCAGCGACAACAAGGTGATGACCATCACCGGCGATCTCTGGAAGCCTCTCCAGAACCGCGACGCTATGGAGTTCTTCCGCGAGTACACCGAGATGGGCGGCGCTAAACTCGAGACCGCTGGCTCCCTGCGTGGTGGCAAAGTGATCTGGGCTCTCGCCTCGATCAACGAAGGATTCACCATCAACCGCAAAGACCACGTCAAAGGTTATGTGCTGCTCATCTCGCCCCACGAGGTCGGCAAGGCCATCTCGGTCCGCACCACGACGGTGCGCGTCGTTTGCGCCAACACAATGGCCATGGCGATTCAGGGTCAAGCACAATACAGCCAGAATCACCTCTCGGTGTTCGATGCCTCTCGCGCCAAGCAGACCATTGGCCTCGCTCGTGAGCAGGTCCATCAGGCTCACCTCGACGCGAAAGCTCTCGACCAGCTCAAACTGAGCGAGTTCGACACTGTGCGGTTCTTGTCCAAGTTCTTCGCTCCGACTCCCGAGGGTCAGAAAGAGGAGAGCCACATCGAGCTGCTGCTCAACGACCAGAGCTATCGCCCTAAGCATTTTGATCAGGTTCTCAACTCGATCCACAATGCGCCCGGTGCAGTTCCAGGCAATGCATGGGGTGTCTTGAATGGCGTCACCCATTGGGTGGACCATGTCGCAGGGACCAAAGGCGACGCCCGACTCTTCAACGCATGGCTCGGCGAACGTGCCCGCCTGAAGGTTGAAGTGCGCGATTCGCTCTTGGAAATGGTTTGATAACAACGAGAAGAGTGGGAGGGGAGCAATTCCCTCCTACTCAATTCCACCATTTTCCATTTCCATTCCTCTCCTGAATTCCACTCACTCTAGAGAAAAATAAGAGAGAGAGAATAATAGAAGGGGAATAGGTGAAATCCGTAAACGGATTGGAAATGGAAAATGCGCTTTGGGGGCTGAGATGGATATCAAGATTGAAGGCAAGCGTGTCCGCACGACGTCCGAATATGACGTAAAGATCCTCCGGGCTTTGAACAAGCTTGAGGGGATGAAGCGTTGGGGTGCCAACCGAACTTTCTCGTTCGACTATTCGGCGTACAACCTCGAAGTTTGGCGCTCCGTGTTCCCAGACTGTAAGGTCGAGGAGGACGAAGCAGCTAAGGCCGAAAATTTGGTCGCTGATGGACTTTTCGACATTGGGGGCGACCGACCTAGCTTCCAATTCAAGACCCCACCCCGCGACCACCAAAAACAGGCTCTGGAAAAGCTCAGAGGTCTGACCGCATTCGGTCTGTTCATGGACGTCGGCACAGGCAAGAGTTGGACAGCGATTGCAGTCATGGGTCAGCGTTGGTGTGCCGGGCAGTCTGACCATGTTCTGTTGGTGGCCAAGAACGGGGTTCACCGTCAGTGGGTTTCTGAACAGATCCCAGAACACATGAGTGAAGTCGTCCCTTGGAAGGCTTGGGTCTATGGCAAAACGAAAACTGCCCAACGCCAATTTGACGAGTTGTTGGCATTCGATGGTTTAAAGATCATGGCCATCAATATTGACGCTTTGGTTACGCCCGGTGGCGAATCTGCGATCATGGCCTTTTTGAGACAGGCCAAGGGTCGGGCGACGATGATCGTCGACGAGTCTCAGGACATCAAGAACATTTCTGCGAGCAGGACCAAGGCTGCAATCAAGTTTGGATCTCTGTGTCGCTATCGCATGATCATGACTGGCACACCGATCTCTAAAAACGTGATTGATCTTTTCAGTCAGTTTAAATTCCTAGACGACAACATTCTCGGGTTCCGTTTCATAACAGCCTTCAAGAATCAGTTTTGTGTCATGCGCGACACCCCATTCGGGCGTATCATCACCGGCTCAAAGAACATCGAGGATCTGTACAAAAAGATAGACCCGTACATTTTCCGAATCACGAGCCAAGAGGCACTGGATCTGCCTCCAAAGGTTTATGTGCGCAGAGAATTTGCGTTGTCTGATGGTCAGCTTAAGGCAATGAAAGAGATGCGCCAGCAATTCTTCGTTGACTTGGGCAAAGGTGAAATCTCGTCTGTGACGACAGCAGCGACGCTTTTGACACGCATGCAGCAGATCAGCTGCGGGTTCCTGCCGACTGATGACAACAGGCTCATGGCATTCCCTAACCCCCGCATGGAGGAGTTGAAGAATGTTATCGAGCAGCGCACTGGCAAGATCATCATCTGGTGCCGGTTCAACCAAGACATTGAATCTGTAATCAAAGAGCTCGGCAAAGAGGCGGTCGATTACTACGGACGAACGCCAGAAGCCCAGCGCAAAAAGAACCTCGATCTTTTCATGGACAAAGATTCTGATGTCAGGTTCCTCGTCGCCTCGCCAGAAGCTGCCGGAACCGGGCTCAACTTGCAGGGTCTTTGCCAGACGAACATCTACTATTCAAACAGCTTCAACGCTCTCGCCCGGTGGCAGAGCGAGGGTCGCACATGGCGCGATGGGACAGTCGGCACTGTGACATACTTCGATCTTGTCGCACAGAAATCTCCAGACAGCAAGATTTTAGCCAATCTCCGTGACAAAAAGAACATCTCGGACATGACGCTCGACGACTATCGCAAACTGTTCGCTCTGGAGGACGACGAATGAAACTCACCCCACGCGAGCAGCAATTGCTGGATTTCTTGAAGACACATGCAGGCAAGACTGTGCATTTCCAAACGATACGTGAAAGTTTCGTTGGGCCAGAAACTCTCAGCTTCCACAACTCTCTGATGTGCTCTGTTAGGCGTCTTAAGATTAAACTTTCCGCCAAAGGCAACATCTTGGTCAGGCTAACCAAAGTCGGTCGCGGAAACAAAGCTGTTTTCTTCGTTGATGAAACAATACTTAAATTATAAGAATTCACTTTTCAGGATTTCTGTTTTGGAAGAAAATCCATTTCAGATCCAGATGGAGAAAAAGATGAAACGATTTAGGAAAGTATACGTCCCGCATGTCAACTTTCGGTTCAGCCCTTCTTCGCTGCTAGATATAGCGGACGAGATAGTTTACGTTTGCGACACACCAATGTTCGACGACATGGCTGATGAGCGGTTCGTCGAGAAGTTTGAAGGCAAGGTTGTAGAGCATCTTAACGAATTCAGCAGCGAACTCGACGCAATTGCGTTCTACGGCGACGCAGTGATATTCGCGATGATGGCGGCTTACCTGTCGGACAAACATGACTCATTTTTCGTTGCGCGGTTCTCAACCAAACGCAACGAATACGTGATCAGGCGTATCGGATTCGATATGTTTGATAGGCTGTTAGAAAAAGGAGAATGAAATGCAAAATATAGACCACATCATCGGCAAACTCGCTCAAGAGCAGGCTCGCACCGAGCGTTTGCTTCTCAGAGACCTTGCGCAGCTCTCCATGGAGCTTTCTGCCTCTATGGAAGAGCAGCAAAGGCAGCTTGATCACATTCGCTCGCAAACTCAGGTTCTGCTTTCAGCATTGGCTGCGAAAATTAGAGATGGCTATGCAGAAGGCTATGATCCTGATGGCACCGACGAGCCTATTCCGGCGATTGTCTCTGGAAGAAAGCTGACGGACGAAGATCGCAAGGCGATCATGTCTTCAATGATCGATCAGATCGAAGAGAAATAAAATGAGAAGTCTGACTGAAGAGAAAAAGAGGCGCATAGAAAAGATGTGGGCCGAACATTTCACTTCGGGCCAGATTGCTTTGGAAATTGGCGCAACTCGTAGCTCTGTTATGGGTTACGTCAATCGCAAGAAGCTTTTGCGCAATCCCGGTATCGTTAAAAATAACAGAAAAGAACCTCTGAAGAAAAAAGAAAGGCACATAAAACTAATCGCTGTAAACGGCAAAATGATCCGCAGGAGATCTGTGACAATAACGCCACAGAAAACTAGTTCCATAAAGAACACTCTTATGGAACTTAAAGCAGATTCTTGCCGGTTTGTGATAGGAGAAGTTGCAGCAGAGAAAACAGTCTACTGCTGTCAGCCTGCCAAGAAAAACTCATACTGCGAGTTTCACGCAGAATTGTGCTACATAAAACCAAGATCAGAAGAAAAAAGAGAAAGAAAGAAGAAGTCAGGCATCTTCCTGCGGAAGAACGCTCTAGTGTTCGCCAAATGAAAAGATCGGGCCATTGGCCCGATCTATTATTTCGGAAGATTTTTCTCGCGCCACTTTTTCAGCTCTTCTTCTATGTCGAGCTGAACGTCAGGGGCAGGCCTTTCGCCTTTCATTGATTTTGACGCTTCTTCCGCTGCAGCTTCTTCGTCAACAGGAGACGGATAGATGCTGACGTTGGTTCCAGAGCCGACACCTTGTTCGCCGTAGGTCAATCGCTTCTCTTTGGGAGCGACAGACTTGGCGTAATCTTCGAGTTCTTGAACCGCAGCTGCTACGTCTTTCGGATCTTTAGAGGTGAGCCTCTTGGAGATCTCTTCAGCAACATCATCGTTCATTCTAGTCTTGCTGATTGCACGAGCTGCGATTGCGGTCAAAGCATTCTTGAATCCGCCTTGGTTCAAAGCCTGAGCAACCATTTCGCCAAAGTTGGATCCTTCTTCGAAGCTCTCGCGCATCGCGAGACGTTCTGCGGTTTGAGATCCGCCGAGAACTCTTTGAGCTTGACGGAACAACTCTTGCTCGCGCTTCACAGCCGCCATGAAGAGATCTCTCTTTGCAGGCGTCTCGAAAATCTCTCCGAGCTTTGCCCGCATCTCAGGCGAGCCAACGAGTCGCTTGGCAGCGTCGATCTCGTTGGAGGGGTCCATGATGATGCTGTAAATGCTGCGCGCTGCGCCCGTGCGGAAAGCTTCTTTCTCTGCAGTACTCATTGTCTTCATCAGCTCGGAGACTTGCTCGCTGGGCAATGAGCGGAAGTCGGAGAAACCGAGGCGCATTGCGTCGATGACTTCCATGTCGCCTGCGTAATCTTTGCGGGCTTCTGCGTAGGCAGATTTGCCAGTTTTAGGATCGATCGTTGCATCGTCGATCGCGCTGATGTAGGCTTTGCGCAGCTCTTTGAGGGAATTCGCTTCAGGCTTGGTGATGCCTTTGCCTTCAAACCCCGACTCAATGACAGAGTCGATGCCGCGCTTGATGTAATCGAGCGTGCGAACGTCCGGAACAGAAACAAGCTCGAAACCCACGAGATTGCCGTCTTTGTCGGTCTTCGTCCGGTAAAGCTCCTGCAGTTTGTATTTCGCAGGATTTTCGCCGCGCAATTCGGCTGCAGTCGCCTCGTTGTCTGCGATCTGTTTCGCTTTCTCGAAGAAAGCAGCGAATTTGGGGTTCTGAAGAACGCGATCAATTCTCGGATCCTGAACAGAACCGAAAGCGTATGCGTCGTCATAAGCTGTTTTTGCTTCTGTGCGCAGTTTATTGACAGCGTCTGATTCGTCTTTAAAATAGTTCCGACCCGAAACTCCGGAACGAACCTGCTGCATTACACGCTCGCGAGAACCTTCCTTGAGTTCCTCGAATGCGAGCCGAGTGCCAGCGGCAGCTTTGCCAGCGCGATTCGTGATCACGTCTGCCAGACGAGCGAGGCTCGGGCTAGCATTCGCGAACATTGAAGGCACACCCATGGCTTGATCTTGCTGGACAGTCGCAAGAACGTCACCCGGTTTGATGCCATCGCTTTCAAGCGCGCCAGACATCTGACGCAAAGCTCTGTCGCGAACAAACGCATCGCTCGGTAGCGCACGCTCTCGCAGCCAGTCGAGACCTGCTTTGCCGGTGCGGATTGCAACTGGAGCTGCTGCGCCAATGCCAGCGCCGAGGATCGTTCCTCCAGCTGCACCGAGCGGGATGTCAGCGCCGGTCTCAGCCTGCCCGGCACCAGTGATAGCTCCTTGGCCTGCGCCGATTGCGCCAGCGCGGGTGTAAGGGTTGGCTGCGATCCTGCCGAGAGCTCCCATCGATCTTGCAGTTTGCGCAGCAGCAACGGGCGCCGCAGCTCCACCAGTCGCAGGGGTCATGTAATAAGCCGCAAGCGCAGGAGCAGCACCACCTGCGAATTCACTCACCCCAGAAGAAATTGGATATCGCTCTGAGAACCGAGCGTTTTCTCGAGTGATGCCTTTGCGGAGGTCCTCATAGGTCCCTTGGCCGAGTTTTGACCTGATCCAAGATTCGGCTTCATCTCCCCAGCCCATGCCGAGACCTTCGCCAAAGAAGGACCTCGCAAGCCCAACCGGGACACTCGGAGGAGGAAGGTTCTCCTCCATGTCTCGCCTTACACGCTCTTCAATTGCCTTGTCTTGAAGGCTGCGCGGAACATCAACCATTATTCATTTCCTTCAGGTTGATCGGGAGTCTTTTCTTTGTACTTGCCGCTGATGATCAGCTTGAGACGCTCTTCATCCTGCTTCTTTTTGGACTGAAGGTCGTTCAGTGCGCGCAGAATGATCTGTTTGCGTTCTTCTTTGCTGTAGGCTTCGATGCCTTCAAGAGCCCGCATAGACTTCTGCTCGAAGTCTGTGATGCCAGCACCGAGAGTTTCACGGAGCTTTTCAACAGCCGATCTGCCGAGAATGTTTTCGAGCTGACGAGAAGCATTGACTCGGGCATCAGAGCTGCCTTTGGTCTTTTCAACGAGGGTTCTTTGGATGCTGTCACCGATGGTGTTGCTGAATGCTTTCTCGTTGTGCTGAAGAGCTTCGGACAAAGCTCTGATGACAGAGTCTCTGCGGTTAATCGCAGTTTCTGTTTCGAGCTTAAGATCCACTTCTTTCGGAGTGAGCTGCTTGCCTTTTTCTTCAGCTTCTTTTTTCTTCTCTTCGAACTTCTCGCGTTCAAGTTTGGCCTTTGTGTCAGCCTGCTGAATGCCGCTCAAAGTTGCGTTGATCTGTGCCAAGCGCGCATCAACATTTTGCTGCCCAAGCACCTCGACGCGGGATTTGAATTCAGGCGTGCCGGGCACCAAACCTTCGTCCTTGGCCTGTTTGCCTGCGGCAGACTCTGGCTCGCCAGACCTGATGTATTCTCTCAGAGCCTCGCTGATGAACTGGCGACGGTCGCGACTTTCTTCTGCGCCCAAAGCGCGCAGCGTGTCGAGTTCTTCTTTCGCCGAGCGCATGGAAAGCTCTTGGCCTTTCATCATCAACTCGAGGTTGCGAGCGCGATTGGCCTTTTTTGCAGCGGAAACGTCCTTCTGGTATTCGCCGAGCTCTTTGGCGGCCAGACCAACATTTTCCATGATCCCGCCAGTCTTGGTCGGTGAGGCAAGTGCTGCCGCTAGACGGAAATACATTTCCGCTTTTGAAGGAGCATTGTCGGTGTCGCCAGCCATCTGCTTCTTCAGCATCTCGCGGAAAGCTTCGGTTTCAGCGCGAGACTTTTCGGAAGCTGCGCGGATCTGCTCTCCGTACTGGCTCTGGCCAACCCCATACCTTTTCATCATCTCGTCAATCGAGGGACGAGCTGTTGCCGGTGCTGCGGTCGGAGTCGTGCGCGGGGTCGTTGTCGAGGCACCTTCACGAGCTGCCGCGTCGTCGTCATAAACTGAAGGGTCAACCTGAACACCCGCTCTAGAATTTGCCTTGGCCTGCTCGACTGCAGCTCTCCCGCGCGCAACGATTTCCGCCGTGGAGCCCTTCGGGAACCCTTCAGGATCTGCATCGCTGGCAGCGTTGACAGACGCCAGACGGACAGGCTCCTCGATCATCGGCAGCTCTGCAGGATTGGCGAGACCGTAGGATTCTACGAGTCGAGAAAGTCCCGGGATATCGTTGACACCACCGCGAGAGAATTTGCGGACCATGCCACCTTTGGCATAATTTGTCTGCGGATAATATTCTCCTGTGTCGGTGTCTCTTAGGAAACGATTGCCATATTGATCGTTGTAATAGCCGCTATCATTGTAGGTGTATGTTGGCATCGTTGCAACGTTCGTGAGGTTGCTGCCAATTGTGTTATTGTTGGTGTTATTGTTGGTGTTATTGTTGGTGTTAGTCAGATTCGTATTCGTGTTAGTCAGATCAATTTTAGTCCGATCATTGTCTGTTTTAACAACATTGGTTGTGTCTGTTTTGACAACATCCGCAATATTGTTCAGAGCAGCGAAAGTTGGATATTTCAGCTGATCACCGTAGTAGCTGCCGGTCGCATTGTAAATGTTCTGGCCGACTTTGTTCTGAATATTTTGCGCGTCGATCTCTGGCCTCGCAGCTTTAATAAACTGCGCCATCTGCGTCGCGCCAATCGGATTGCTGCCGAACGTCTCGTTCCAATATTTGGCACCCGTAGCATCAGGGTCTCGAGCCAAAAAGCTGGAGTAAAGACCACCAACTGTCGTCGGAAGATCGGCAGCTTTTTTCGTCTGGAACTGACTCTGCAGATACATCGGTGCACCCGAAAGACGCCGATTGTATTCATCGACGTATTTATCGTAGGCTGCTTTGTCCGACTCGTATTGCGCGAGCTTTTGTGCGTAATCCGTCGCCGCCTTGTCAGTCGGCATCGTTTGTCCGGTGTAAGAAGAAATCGTCGGGGTGCCGATCCCGTATTGCTTCATCAGACGGTTGAGTTCGTATCCCATGACGTCCTCTTACGTGTTCAGGTTAGAAAGACCCTTGTAAAGCGCAAGACCGCTCGCCAGCTGAGAAAGGGGCGAAGCAGAATAAGTTGCGCCTGTGGTCGTCTTCCGTTCCGTTTCTGTCTGCGGGGTGATCGGAGCCATGCCGCGAATCTGCGTGCTCAAGAAATCGAGCTGCTGCCTCGGGTAAAGCTGTTCTGCTTCGAACTGACCCTTCGCCGCATCCAGCTGCCGCTGCAACTGAGTTTGCTGGCCAAGACCTGCCGCCTCCAGAGCCGCAGTGTCCGCATATCCCATAGCCTGTTCCATCTTTGTGGCGCTGGCAATGTCGTTGAGAACCTGCTGCTGGCGAGCATAGTCCTGCGCCTGAGCTGCTGCCGCCTGCTGGGCTGCAGACAACCCGAACTGCTGCTGCGCCTGACCTGCCTGCGTCTGCATCTGGCCGAGGTTGCCGTACTGCGAGCCGCCCTGAAGGATGCGCGAAAGATCTGCGCCGGAAATGCTGCCAACGGTCCCAGCCAGCTGCGCCTGACGCGCAAGATCGCTCTGAGCTGCATTCAGGGACTGCTGATAGCCTTGGCTGGCAAGGGCAGCTTGCTTGTCGAGAATCGCTTCCTGAGTGTCGCGCAAAGCTCTCGAGCCAAACTCGCCCATGCGCCCAGACCCGAACTGCCCTGCGCGGATGAACTGATCAGAAACCTGCGGAAGAAGCTGCTCGCTCAAATTGCGCGCGCCTTGCTTTGCGATCACATCAAGAACACCCTGCTGATAGGGGTTCATGTATTGACCGACTTGGCTCGCAGAGGTCTGAGCCGCTGACTGCAAATAAGGGTTCGCCGCCTGCAGCGCACGCTCGCTGAGAGCCTGAGCCGTCGTCCCCGCAGCCTGACCGAAAAGATCTTGTCCGCGCTGCAGGTTCTGGGAGACCATGTCCGGCTGAAGGTATTTAGCCTGTTCAGCGCGGAACTGATCTGCGGTCCCCTTGTCGCTAAGAGCAGAAAGCCCAGCCTGAACCGCCTCCATCTGAGGCTTGTAAGCACCCTGCGCCGCCTGAACCTGCGAATAGGCCTGCTGCTGCAGAGGCGAAAGCTCCGCGACAGTCGGCATCTCGTACCGCTGGTAAGGCATATTGGCTACGTTTTGAGCCACCTGAATCTGATTGTAGATGGCATCTTGCATCCACTTCGGAGTCTCGCTCGTCGAAGTAGCGTAAGAAGTCGCCGTCTGCGGCGAACCTTGGAACAAGCTACCCATTACGCAACTCCCTTCAGATAAGCAAGAGGCGATTTCGCATTGGGGCTGAACTTGCCTTTTGCGAGAGCCTTACCTTTGTGTTTGCGGATTGCAGTGCGCATTTCGTCAAGACGCTTAGAGCCTGCGTCCGTCGATCCATCGCCGATCATCGCAACAGTTTCTGCGTCGATCACGTATTCGCCGTCCGAAAGGCGAGCAGGGATCTCGTCGCTGCGACCCGTCCCAGCGCCGCGCGCGAGATAAGCGATCTTGCTGAGACCGCCTTGGGCCATCTGCGTCGTCGGTGACTCTGCCGCTGCGACCTGAGTCGGCTCTTTGTTATACTGGCCAGAGCTGACTTGCGGCCAATAACGAGCCATATAGTCCGAAAGGGAAAGGTTGGCGCGGTTTGCGTCGCTTTGAATCTTGTCCCAATCCCAGACGATAGAAGGACGATTGAAATATTCCTGCTGCTCTGGTGAGAGCTTCGAAACCGCCTCCTCCGCTTCAGGAGGTTTGCTTAGCATAGAGCCTGCAGACAGAGCCAGCGGTGCGAGCCTGACGAGGGAGCCGAGGGTCGAGCCTTTTCCATCCCCGCCACCGAAAAGCGATCCAACGTCTGACTTGATCGAATCGAGGACCGACTTCGAAGGAGATGCCGTCGTACCGGCAGAAGCTGCTTTTGCGACATCGGTCAGGCCAGTTCCGACGCTCGAGCCTGCTTTGCCTTGAGCGACGAGCTGATCGTAGTCAGCCTTCATGTAATCAGTTCCGGCTCCTTCGACCGTTTTGCCTGCGTCGCCGGAATAGCCCGGTTCGCCGGAAGAAGCTGCAGAAGAACCGTCACCTGCCATGTAGGCATTGAAGCCAGAGCCAGCGCCGCCGAGAAGTGCGCCCATCAGCGCACCCTTTCCGCCGCCTCCAGTCAGCGCACCCGCCCCAGCACCGAGCAAACCACCACCGAGGATTGCCTGCCCGGTCGTCCCGAGTCCGAGCCCAAGAGCATTGTTCAATGCGCCACCGGCCATCTGGCCGAACCCGCCACCGATTCCGCCGAGGGCTGCGCCGAGCAGAGGGTTGCCACCCGTCAGCGCCGAGGACGCGCCACCGATGACTGCGCTGCCGATCGCTGACGCCATGGTGCCAGACGCGCCGAGAGCCGTTCCGATTGCAGTGCCGATGCCGGGGGCGATGAAGCTGAGGGCGATCGGCAGCACCGCCCCAAGAATTGACTTCCAAGAGATTTTATATTCGGGCAAACCTGTGTCGGGGTTGATCGTCCCTGAGCCACCAGCGCGGCGGAGCATTTCCGCCTCTCTACGGTTGACGTGGGCGAGCTGGGTGTCACCGCCCCGGCCAGCCGCTGCCACCCGACGGGCGGCCACCGCAAGCCCACCGCGCGCATATCCCCGCTCGCTCATCCGGTCCTGCAGACCATAGAGGGAGACCAGAAGCGAAACTATAAACGTACGATCGAACCTAGGAGGCAGCATGTCCTCGTCGATCTCGCCGTCCTGGATAGCAGCAGCGCGGACTTCTTCGTATTTGTCCGGGTTCTGGAGGACGAACTCCAAAAACTGGATAATCTCGTCCATGTCTTCCGGGACCATTGGCTCGCGCGCCAGCTGCTCCTCCATGACATCGACTGCCTGAGGGAATTTGGGGTCGCGATTAGCGAGCTGAGTAATAATAGCTCTTTCCATATTCCACCTATCACATCAGCGTTTGGCAGAAACGCTCCGCCCATTCTTCCCAATCGTCGAACCCATAGGGATCAGGGAAATTCCTCCCGAGGGTTGTGTTATTTAAGAACTGCATCGCCCAGTTCTGCCATTCGTTGTCGTTGTCCAGTCGACCAAACGATCCATAAGGATCCAAGTCCAACGCAATCTGGTTCGCCCAGTCGAACAACTCCAAATTCGTAGGCAGCGTAATTCTGATCATCCGAGCACCGTCTTGTCGCCCGAGTTGATGTGGCCAATGATCTGGCCCATCTGATAATCGCCACCGACCTCGAAAGATTGGAATTTGATTCGCAACTCACGACGCTGCTCTTTCAGCATCACGATCTGCTGATGGGGTGTGTCTGCAGTCGCAGGGAAGTTGAACAAGGAACTGTAAACTTCTGGCGCACGAGCGTTCGCGCGACCAGTGACTTGGACAGTCATGTTCCCTGCCTGAACGAAATCCGGCTCGATGCTCGTGATCCGCAGATAATTATCTTTGCCATTCGGCAGCGACGAAAGATCGGCTGTCTCGAAGAAAGACTGCACCGGGCGAACATTCTGTCCGTCGATCTCGTCGACACCTTGCTCGTGAATCCAGACGCGATAGCCAGAGTTCGTCGGAACGCAGTCGGTCAAGAGCGGAGCAGAAAATCCGTTGTTGAACTGGCCAGAGGCTCGGCCAGAAGCTGGCAACTCGGTGTCGTACCAAGTTTGCTCCCGCACATTGTAGATCACTGCGTGCGTGCATTCGGTCGCATCGCCGCGCGGATAGCACCACCAGATCTCGCCGTAGCGAGGAACTTTGAAAGCGAAAACTTTGTTCTGCTGGTTGCGGTTCAACCCATCAAGGAAATAGTTTATGTTGAGCTGATTCGGAACGTCGCGCACAACGCCGTTGAACATGAAGAATCGGTCAACACCCGCCCAGAAGAAGATGCCGTCGTAGTCAACGACGCATTGGCTGCTCATGATGGACGTGTCAGTTGCGATCACGTCGTACTGGAACGTCGTCGCACCGCCCGTGAAAGAAGCACGAATTACCGCATCATACGCCCAGAACAGACCAGCAGGAGCCGAGCCCGAGCCTGCGCGCAAAGGCATGCCCTTGATTATCTTTTGACCCCAAGGGCGAGTTATGTTGCTGCCTGCGCCGACAAGGTCTGTTGGGTCCCCTTCGACAGAATGGCCTATGACCCCGTCCGACCCGTAATAGAAAAGGTAAGGGTGCAAAACGACGATTCCGCCTGTTGCGTTGCCGCTGGCAGGCAGCGTTATCTCGGTCAACGCAGCGGTTCCGAGATTGTCGCCAATGAATATCTGACCGCCCTCGTCGTTGCAAGTGCAAGCAAGGTTTGGTGCGACATGTGCGATGATCGAGTTTGAAGAACCCGAAGAATCGTACATATATTGGAACATCCACTGGTTTAAAGCGGACGCATCCAAACCATCTGACCCGTAATTCATATTCACATAAGTCGCCGTGATCGTGGTCAACGATGCATTAACGACAAAACCATTTGGCGCTGATCCAGCCGTAGACGCTGTAATGGTAACCGTCGCACCATTTGCCACTGCCGTATAATTTGGCGAAGACGTATAAGCATTGATGTTAGACGCCAAATCAGTCGCCGTCTGTGAAAGGCTCGTATTGAAAGCAACAGAGCCAGATGTGATCGTCACCCCGTTCACAGTCACAGAATTAACAGATCCAGCAGCGCCAGTAGCTAACGTGATAGAACCATAAGCAGCAGTCGCAACAGGCGTCCGATTTGAAATGATCGAGCTGTTCTTTGTATTGTCGATCGTAAATCGCTCAAGCAAACTCGCACTGCCAGAGTGGCAATACTGCAGGAGCTGCTGGGTGTATGTTGTGAAACCTCTCGAGATCTCACTCAAGTATTTGTTGATCGAGCGATAGCCGCCGATTTTCCTCGGCAGCCCGCGTTGAAAGCGCACCCATTGTCCGTCCGTGTAAAAGTCGCCATCAAACTTTGTGCCATCGCGTTTGATGCCAGCTTTCGAACGTAGAATGAGTGTGCTGTCGGGCATCAGTAAGTGCCCCCGTCAACAGTCGGGATGTTGCCGAGCGTCGACCAAACAACAGCGGGCGTCGCAGCGGTAAAGATCGCATCACCGACAGCCGTCGCCCCGAGATTGATACGCGCGGCAGAGGCAGTTGTTGCGCCCGTGCCACCGTCGCTGATGCCGACAGGCAAGGAAAGCGAAGACGAGTCGGCGTCGACGACGTTCGTTCCGTCGCAATAGACAATCGCGCGCTGGCCGCTCGTAAAGTTGATGCCGGTGCCTGCGAGCGTTCTGACTGTGAACGTATATGCGCCGGTCGCCTCGTCGTTGACCCAATACTGCTGGACAGTCGCCGGGACAATGATGTTCCGGTTGCCGGTCAGAGTTCCGACGAATTTGTAGGCGATGCGGTTCAGCTCCGAGCCGCTGAGGACGTAGTTTCCAGAGCCACTGACGTCGATGACGGTGTAATCGAACGCAAACGTCGCGGATTGGCCGAACCCAATGGTATAGAAATTGATTCCATCCGTCGCGATGATCGCGCTTTCGTCTGGCTGGAAGCTGAGAGAAGAAAGACCGTCGATCGTCGGTGCGCCAGTCGGATCAGCAACAATCGCGCCGGAGCCGCTATTGCGGAGATAGACGAACCAGTTGTCGCCAACGCTCGCTGCTGATGGGAGGGTGAAAGTTCCACCTGCCCCTGTCCAAACGAACATTTTCGCGCGGTCAGAAGCACCAGCTGTGTAATTGCTGTTGAAGGTCGTGATAGGGACAGACTGGCTGAGCAGAGTTCCGACAGCGACAATGCCTGTTCCGGCGAGCGAAGAAGCGTTGACAGTAGAAGTCGTCGCGCCGTATTGCAGCGACTGCCAAGTGCCGTTGGCGGTGCTGTTGTTGGTCAGGTAGACCTGCCAAAGCGTTCCGGCAGCGATCGTTACGACCTGAGTTCCGCCATCATTGCGGATGGTGATCGTTTGCGCGCCTGTGTTGTTGAACAGGATCGTCTGGCCTGTGCCAGTTTTGTTCGCCGGAGGAAGATAGATGCTGCGTCCGGCTGCAGCCGCAGAGATGTCGATGATCCGAGTGGCGAGATTCTCGCTCGTCGAAGTTTCTTCCGGCCAACTCAGGATCACATCAGCCGTCAGCGTGAGAGAGCTATAGCTGATTTCCGCCGGATAGATGTTTGCGCCTCCGAAGACGCTAGTGTACGTCGTCATTAGGCTTCGCTCCTGCTAGCCGAGCGATCCATGATGCGCTTCAGGTCTTCGCCAGAGATGGCCTGAGCTGCGCGATCATACATGGCTTGCCATGTCTGGATCCGTTCGTCATTTTTCAAGAAAGGTGTCGCTTCAAGAAGCGATGCATAAAGCAGAAGATCCGGCGCGTATTCCGTCAGCCAGTTCGTCTGGAATTCGTCCCCCAAAAGAGGAGGCTGCTGGTAATAGAGGATCTCGAGCGTCTGAGCCGTTGCAGGTGTCGGCGCAAGGATCCAATGCTGATAGTCGTAATCAGCATAGAACTGCGGGGTTCCGGTCTGTGCTTCATTCGGCCAATAGGAGCGAATGTATTCGTAAGACCTAGCAAAGATCGGAACGTTGTCGACCGACATCGAAACTGTGTCACGCCAGCGGTCTGGTTTCATGTAAACCGGCATGCCAGCCTGCAAAGGAGTTGTGACCGGGGTGATGAACCCTTCGATCTTCAACTCGCGCGCAATGCGACGTTCAGCCAATGTGACGAGACGAGGCAGCTGCTCGTAAACGATCTGATCGCTTTCTGCAGTGAACCCACGTTCAAGATAGCGCCGGAGATCTACCAGCAAGCTATCATACGTCATGGTGTAGCTCATTTAGACCTCTTTTCGAGATAGCAGCTGCTACAGCATGCGTCGATGGATTGTTCTATTATTGCCTCGAAATTGTCTTCGAGGAAACTGTTTTTAGCCATCTATTTGGCTCCTTGGCAGAAACCATCTCGACGTGCGTTGTTGACTTTTATCTCGGTGATCGTTTGAGCAGTGTCTTTTGACGACCAAGAGATGTCTCGCCAGACTGCACAAGCTGTCGTATTAGTCTCGACGGTGCCCGTCATTTTCGAGCAGCCGCTCAGGACTAACAGCAGCGTTATCGCCAGCATTGATCGCATCTTGAACCCTCCTGAGAGCATCCTGTGTCGCTTTTGCCTGTATTTCGGCAATTGCATCAGAGCGAATCTTTACGTAAGCAGCTCCGATTGCAAGGATAACTATTCCGCCAATAGCGATGTACCGCCCCAAAGGGCTGAAGAGCAGGCCGATCATGAACCCTCCTCATCGAGTCTCTGTTTGCGGAAATACCAGATTGCGCCCGCAGCGATGACGATAACTAGGCAGACAAAAGCAGTAGTGCTCATCGCCGAAAGTATGTCGCCGCCTTCTTTGACATTCTCAGCGTTGACTTTTTTCAGAAGCGTTGATTTGGCCAGCGCCCCGACCCCAGCATTGTAGGCAAAATCTACCAGCGCATCAAACTGGCCCTGCGTAAGCTCAACTTTGACGAGCTTCTCGACGCCAGCCTCGTACTGCACCATGTCACGCTTGAGGATAGCTTCGGCTTCCTCTTTGGTGATTTCCATGCCGGGATTGACAGTCGGCGCGCCAGCCGCAGAGGTGTGGCCGTAACCAATGGTCCAAACGCCCGCCGGGCACTTGTACGCTTTCAGGCGCAGGCCCTCAAACTCCTTAACCAGCGCCAATCCATCTTCAGACATACGCATAAGAGCCTCCCTAGTAGATGAAAATGGCAACCGTGAAAACGGTAGCCATAAGACCAAAAGCCACCAGAATTACTATGCCAAGGAGGAGTAAATCCTTTTTCATTTGCTCCTGTTCTCGGCGTCTTTGCTCTTCTAGTACCCTTATTTCTTTGCGAACTCGTATGATTTCGCGTTGAACTTCTTCCCAACCTTTAAGCCCGTAAACTGCAACAAACTCATTTTTAACTTGTTCAGCCCACTCCTCCGCTTGTTTGCGCTTTTGGACTATATCCATAGCAATCTCTTCAGCCGTTATTTTGCTGAAGAGTTTAGGCTTTGGCGGGTTGGCCGCTGCTTGCGTTAGTTTGGCGACTGAACCGTACAGTTTGGCAACATCCCCGCACATAGATTGGATGTCTTTGCCAAACTTTATGCCTTGCTGAATGGCGGAATAGGCTGTCTTTGCCGCCCCAAAGATCAGAGCAATTGTGGCAGGGTCCATGTTTCACCTCACCATCCCCTGCTTTTCAATATTAAACGTCAGGTTGGCGTGGTCTGGATAGTTAATAAGAACCTCACCCTCTGGGCATTTATATTTAATGTGTGCCAACAGAGTGGCTTTTCCGGGCGCTACCTTGTTAGAGTCTTCAATAGTTATGGTGTAGCCAAACTTATCCACCTTATCATTAGCTGGACCAGAAAATTTGGCTATGGATGGGTTAGCTTTGTGAACAATGTATCGGGAGTCACGAACCTCCAGATAGAACTGCTCAACAGAGCAATCGTCCCTGATCTTTCGGCGCGCTGCCACCACGGCAAACTCACCATTGGCAGGGCCATCCGTGATGCTGAAATGCTCCGCCGACCACTCAAGGATCGGTTTGCGGAACAGCCCTAATTTATCTGAAACAGTGTAGCCGCCACCGACCATCGCAAAGACTGCGGTCACAGCACCTACAGACTTTGTTATGCGGTCAATGTCGAGGCTCATTTCTGCTCCTTAATTTTAAGCTGTCGCAACAACGATCAAGAAACCGCCAGCGCCTCTTCCATCATAAGCCGTAGTGACAGCATTTACGTATGAACGATTTCCGCCGCCGCCTGCGCCATGGAAATAAGTCGCAGGAGACCCGTTGACAGTCGGACGTATTCCGCGTCCTGCTCCGCCGCCTGCGCCCGTATTACCGTCCTGTGCATTTCCGTAGCCGCCACGTGCCAATTCTATATTTCCGGGCGGGCTGTCCCCAGAACTTGTTGGTGTACCAGCACTGCCACCTGAACCGCCAGTAAAGGAAATAGTTATGCTTCCATAAGTGAATGGCCCGACACTAATTGTGCTGCTTCCGCCTGTTCCGCCTGTTTTATTATCAACGTGCGCACCACCGCCACCGCCGCCTGCGCAACCGTTTGTAACATTCCCACCGTTGCCACCATTGTTCGATCCTCTGTTCCCTCCGGGTCCGCCGTTGCCTCCAGAAACGCCTGTTCCGACTGTAACAGTACCGCCTGTTCCTCCAGCACCGCCGTTTGCTCCGCCGCCGCCCCCACCATTAAGTCGCAAAAGTGTGACAGCAGATCTGGTAAGAGTTGTTTGTTGCGCATCGCCGCCGTCTTGGCTAGATCCGGAATTTGCTATTGTCCCTGCTCGCCCGACAACATAGTCAATCGTTTGGCCGCCAGAAACGGAAATTTGATACCCTGATATGTTCGCAGCTCCGCCGCCGCCCGCTCCGCTGCCGTTGTCTTGTTGATTTGTATAGCCTCCAGATCCCCCGCCTCCGCAAGCAAAAACTGTGATCGTTGAAGTGCCAGCAGGTATCGTGAAAGAGCCAGTGGAGTTTGTTGTGTTTGAAGTGTTGTATACTTGCGCAAGGATCGTCGGCGTAAATGAAACGGGCGTAACACTATTGCTGGCAGAACTTGCTGGGCCGGTTCCTGTTGCGTTTGTCGCACGAACAGTGAATGTATAAGAAGTTCCGTTTGTGAGGCCCGTTACTGTTATAGGAGAAGAAACTCCAGAAGCTGTGATGCCACCGGGCGAGGAGGTTACGGTGTAAGAAGAAATCGCACTTCCGCCCGTGTCAGTTGGAGCTGTAAATGTAACGGTCGCTTGAGCATTCCCGCCCGTTGCAGTTCCAATGGTTGGGGCTCCTGGGATCGTAGGCCAGTTGCCACCTTGAACATTTCTTTTGACTTTTTTCAAAGTCCAAAGGCCACTTGCGCTTGACTGAGTCGGGAATTGTGCCATTTTGCACCATCAAGTAATCGTGTAGGTTTGCTGGCTGCCAGAAACAGACGTTGTATTAATTACAACAGTTGCGTCGACTGTTATTCTTACCTGTCCGTTTCCGCCGGTAGTTCCGACGCCAGAAACATAGCCTGTCGCGCCGCTTCCTGCAGAGGCACTATTGTTGGCATTCGTCGCTGCAGTCGTGCTTGAACTTACAATCGTAACTGTTCTGGAAT